TATTATCGATTTATTTTTTTGGGCAAAAATTCTATCTGCTTGCCACTATACTAGGCATTCCTACGTATATTTTGGATGTCATCTCAACACTTGAGTGACCCAATGCTCTTTGGGCAATAAAAGCATTGTTACCATTCAATCGCATAGTCCTGTGACCTGCGTATTTTCGTAAGCGGTGAACTGGACGCTTGTCCGTTATTCCACACTCTTCCTTTAAAAACTTCGGGAACTCCCGTGTTATCCTGTCTTCTTGGGCAGTAATTACTAAATCACTATCCACATTTCGATGACTAAAAATTTCTTGCCACCACCAAGGATCGCAGACTCGCATCTGAAAATCTTCATCCGTAGCACCATGAATACTTTTGGGCTTAGATATCCGAATTAATTTATTACCTTCATAGTCCTCAGTAAAATCAGAATACTTGCATCGCAGTATCTCAGAACTACGCAATCCAATTCCGTACGCCAATGCGTACGCTAAATATAATTGCGGATCAAATTCCTTTAAACTTTCACATCGTAACTCAATCAAATCTTCTTCACTTCGACTTGCATCGAATTGTTTTACCTGGACGCTCTCAACGCTCATTGCGATCCAGTTACTAAAGCAGGAAGTATCAATGCCGACTTGCTTGTAATACTTTATCCATTGCTTTGACATCAGACTGCGAGCTTGGCGCATATTGTTATGGCCTGACCTTCCATGACGCACCAAATAATCTTCGCATATTGGCATTCCATTTGCCGCCTTCTTTGCAAAGCTTCGGATATCAGCAGTCTCCGGATCAACGCCACAATCTTCTAATACTGCTATCATACGCAATGCGTTAGCTCGCTTAGTTTTGTCACTTGGTTGCCTTCCGCTTGGTAACTTAGAGGTTTCGTAAGTCCAAATAAAATCCTTAATGAGTGGAGTCTTGCGAGTCTCACACTCTAAATTTGCGTCCCGAACGATGCCAACCAGAAGTGATTCCGCTAATACGGCATCTGACGTCGAGGTACTGATCTGACGCTCACGACCTGTACTATCCGTGAAATGTACAAACCAATTACCTGACTTATGGGGTATAAGTCGAGGTGACATTCCCTCAAATTGTTGACTTGTTCTGTTATGTAAAGAGTAAACCATCGATATTAATTTTTTTCATAATATCGTCACCAGAACCAAGTTTCCTTGGTACCGGGCCGGGGACTCGAACCCCGAACCAATTGATTAAGAGTCAAGTGCTAAACTTAAAACCTATAATCGGTACGATAGTTCAGCACAAAAGGACATTATCTGATGGGTGTCAAATCTTTTTTACCAAACAATGTATTTTTTTGTGCAATTTTAAATTAGGGCAAAAAAAAGCGGGTGTCCCCACCCGCTTAATAACAAAGTATAGTAACATGATTACTACAAAACATACGCTATTTCATGCGCTCTATTTTGTCAATTAAAACTCTGGCATTTCAGGTAAATCTGGGACTATTTCAATTTTAAAATTCTCAAGTTGTCTTTTACTGCGTCTATATTTCTCAATGCGTTTCTTGCGTTTATATTTTGCACCCGAACCCCAATGCTCGCTGTAAATCTTACCACCAATTGGGATGTTTTTTTGTACTACTCTACCTGCTTCATTTAAATCTCCGGTCACTATAGATTCTCCTAATTGGAAAGTATCAGTAAGTTTCGGTGGTAAGACCATATCTATAATTCCATACAATGGTTCTTTTGCAATTCTTCTGGTAGTGTATCTACTTAAACCAAATAGAGTAAGAATTGCATCTGCTCCCGCATCCTTTACATTTTCTTTAGTAGGCATTTGATCTCCTAACATACCTGGTTTATCATCTCTATCTAAGAGATAATCTTTAAGTATATTATTACCAGTCATTGCACCACCAAACATTACTGAAAGTCTTAGTGCTTGCCGCATTCCGTCTTTAACTTCCTCTGGCTTATCACTACCCAACTTCCTAAGTACATCTCTTCTTGTGGTCTCTAATTGTTTCAAGGTGAAACTTTTAAGAAAATACGCGGGGCGAGCCGCAGGATTTTTCAAATAAAATTCAGAATATTCTGATAAACCAATCGGCTGGGTTTTTGCTAATTGTGAATACAGATAAACCTTAACATTTGGATCGTTTTTGTCTCCCCTTTTCAATGCATCTAAAAACTTTTTTGTTTCTGGTCCGTAATACTCAGACATCTCTTTGGCAAATTTCTGGTATTGTTTTGATTTTGTATTAGCTACTTTTTTCTGAGCCACTCGGAACGCTGTATTTAAGTTCGACTCTTTCATTAGTTGATCAAGACGCTTAAATTGTACTGCACCTAGTGTTTTTCTAAGAAGATAATTCGTAGCTTGCGCTGACTTTCCTGCTAATCCTTTTTGTGAAAGTGCTAAAGGGTCAGCAAAATCGCGCGCAATATCGTCGATCCCAAGGTCTGACATTTTAATCCCTTTACCCTTGATGGTTTTACCAACCGTGGCAACCGTATCGAACAAACCGTAACGGTACGCATTCAACATAAGTTCAGTCGTTTGGGTAAGTGTGGATATGGGATTGCCTATACTAGTTAGATACACCAGATCCCTAAAAGTTTGCAGTCCAGAAACAAGTGGTTTCTCACCACCTTGCAATCGAGTATTAATGAGATCAGTTATTTTAAGTGCTTGTGTTTCTGTTACCTTTCCTCGCTGTAAAAGCTTACTAAGTGTTTCTGCATATCCCTCAACTCCCTGCACCTTGCCAGTAAATTGATTTTTTGCTACACGATATGTGAGGTTGTTAATGTAGTTTTGAACATTTTCATTAAAGCTACCATAATACTGCAAATCTTCTTCAGCTATTTTATCAATGACCCTCTCCTTCATAAAGCCAGGAGTGCCGTCACCCTTGTATTTGTTGCCTTCAAGAAATTTTCGTATGACTTCTCTTTCCTCAAATGAACTCAGCGTCATATCACTTGGAGGTTCAGTATTATTTTTTACTGCTTCTTCTGTAAGTTTGAGTCTCTTTTCTTCTCTTGCTTGTTTAAGTACCTTTTGAATTGGTCCTTCAGGATCTACACCTTTGGACTTCATAAACCCTTCGTAATCCTTCATTATTCTTGGTAAATAATCTTTTCGGAAATCTATTTCCAATCCGTTTGCATTACCTAGCTCATGGAGTTCATCGAATATATTTCTTAAATCCTCAAACTCTCTTTTAATACCAGGCAACTTTGTTTTGTATTTATCCAATACACCGAATGCCTCTGCTATTTCGCTATTAAGTGCGTGTCTTGTAAAAACCTTTTTATCGTTCTTTGACATTTTACCAAACGAATCTAAAAAGGGCGCCGCTCGATGCATGTAAGTTCCTGCTAATGTGTTTTGATTAACTTCAAACTCATCAAGTTTGTGTGCCATCCTTTTACTGACCTCTTCGATTCGTGCTTTGATTGGCCGGATAGCTGTATCACTTAGAACTAGACTCTTCTGCATCACATTATTTACACCCCGTGAAGCTAGGTTAAATGTTTTACCAACAAATTTAAGTGTGGCGTCTTCAAGTGGAACGAGATTCAATTGTCCTGCATGCGCTCGAAAATGTTCTGGCGGTATGATCCCATTTTTCTTCATCAACTTTACCGCTTTAGAGTTTGGATTTTTGGCAGCCCTTCTTTGTAATTCTTTGAGAGCAATTTCACTCCCGGAAAGCGTTAGGTCTACAAGTTGTTGATTAGTCCTTTTTTGAATCCCCTCTTCAATCTTTATATCCTGCAATATATTATCTCGTCCCCTTTGGGTAGTTAAGTAATCTGGTACAGTCCCTGGTTGCATCTGCACTTTTGTGGACTGCGGAGATTTACCATTGTAGTACAAGTCTTCTAACTCTTTTGCCAGTCTACGACCCTCTGGACTATTTGCACTTGCCCGTCTTGCTAAAACTGCAATGGCTTGAACATAGCGCTCCGAATACGGGTCTTCGTTTGACATGATACCAAACAACTCATCTTTGGTAAGCGTATTTAAAGTGGTGGTATCAGCTTGGCCTTTTGCAGTTTTCTTTTTGGCCATTAAAGGAGTTGGTACATTTGGTACATCAGTCTTTGTAACAGATGCTTGCTTTGTGACTCCAGAAGGTTTTACTTTTATCTTGGATTTTCCAAATTTAGCCAGTAATGCCCCAACAACTCCTGCTGTGACTGCATCAGCATTCTCACTATCAGCAACTGAAACCCCCGCAACTCCAAGAGTAGCAGGGACTACAACACCAGGAGTGAGCAATTTTGATCTTGTAATATTTGCTTGATCTGCGAGATCCTCGATTTCCTTGATTCTCTGCTCGCTAATGCCTGCACTTTTTATTTGATCTTTTGCCCTTCCCTTAATTCCTACGCTTTCAAATATTTCAACTGGAGATAATTTCCTTGCAAAATCTTCCTGCTTAACTCCGGCATCAACAAGTTTAAGGTATTCATTTTTGTCCCATAGATTTGTCCAAGAACCTTCATCGATATCAACTCCAAACTTGATGTTGTTTATTTGATGTTGCTTTGCCACAAGATCATAATAGTCACCTCTCGTAATAGATGTATTATCTAAAATTACATTCAACAGGTATTCGTCCATACCTGCCGGATCATCAGTCCAATCAATTTGCGACTTAAATATTTTATCAACCAATGCATCATCTAAGTCTTCAATACTCTCAACAAGAACTTGGCCTACTTCTCCGGTATCTGGATCAACCTTTGTTCGCATTTTACCTATGCCTAACTCATTATCAATGCGCTTCGTCCATCCTTCACTTATATCTTTTTGCAACTGGACTTCTGGAAATAAATTCTCTGCACTTGTCCACTCAGCATCACCTGGTCTAGCAAGAAAATCTCCAGATTCAGGATTGTATATGCTGTCATCATCCTGCCTTCGCAGGACATTGTTTTTATTGGTTACATTAAACTGCACATCTTGATCACCAACTTTTTTGTAGACTGCAAAGCTTTGGGCATCATCTGCTTTACCAAAATTTTTTGCGATAACAGATGCAAATTTTCTCAACTGACCTTTTGAACCTGGTGGAATTGGTGCTGTTGCCATTGCAAGCATCCCTAATCCTACACTTCCAGTCTTCGCAAAGTCTTCAGCTAAATCATCTGGTAGTGCTGAATATACACCATACCCAAGTGCAAGCGATCCAGTTGCTTTATATGGATTTTCTTTTACAAAGTCTTTTAGTTTGTTCGATAAATTAATATCGGCCATTGGAGACTTTTTTATTTTCTTAATACCTTTAACAAATGGTGCGGCAAAAGCTGCATCTAGACCTGCCATTTCAAGCATAGATTTCATACGGGCTTCATAGAAACTATCATCTGGATCGGTCTCAAGTGCCTCGAAAACTGGATTTCTTAGTTGTGGTATAGATTGAAGAATATCAGCTAACCTTTGTTCTTGCCCACTAAATGCAACTCCGCCAGATATAGCGCTAGATGAAACATCGCGTAAGTATCTATTCTTAATTGGCCCCCTCAACAATGCTTTGGCAGGACTAAAAAAGGCTTGAAATTGCAGAAGGCCTTCAGTTATTCCCCGTAGACCTGGCTCAGAGGGTATGTTTGCAAGGTTTACATCAATTTGTTTAGCTAACTCTTGATCGAATGGACTAACTCCCAAAGCAGTCAAGCCACTCAATGCTCTTCCGTATCCTTTGCCTGTAACAGTCTCACCTTGTGTTGGACCCTTAGAGACAAACCTAGACTTCATAAAGTCAGGAACATTTGAAGATACTGCATCACCGCGCTTCATTGCGTCTTCTGACTCAAAGTAATCAATGCCTCTTTGCTTTGCGACCTGTTGTTCCGCAGGGGATAGTGGATCGGATTTTATCTCTGGTATCTGACGGGGTGCAGGTGGTGCGCTGTACTGCATGGGTGCAGTCATGCCGCTCATTTGATCATCAAATGTTCTGTCTGGTTGGAACTGAAACTTTATTCGTTCTATTTCTTCCGGTGTTGGTTCATCACCCTCAATGCGAACTTTCTTAATTCCTTGGTAAGTGCGTACATTAATTACACTCATGGTGCTGTGAGATCCAAATCAACCCGTTGTACTTGATCATTTAATAGTTGTTCGATCTTTTCTAATTCTTTTATTCTTTTTTCAATGAATGGATTTATCTTGATCGTTCTATCTTCATTAGTTTCTTTATCTACAAAAGTAATTTCTCCATCCTCTTCATCTCTTTCTTTAGTCAATATCATTGCGTTGCGATAGCCTTGTACATCTGGAGAATTTAAAATATCATATATCAAAGACAATCGTTTGGGTTCTTTTGCGTAATCTTCTGGTTGTACTTTTTTCAGTTTTTGCGTTTTTGGATCACCCTCATAAACAAACCCTCCGATAATTTTATAGTTTGGAAATCCTGGTACTGATGGAATATCTTCTTCGGCAGACTTTTCGTATGAAAGTTCAACATCAAAACCTCCCGCAGTTTTGTTTGGAACTAATTTAGTAGCTTTAAATCCAGAGGGTAATGATTGTACATATTCTGCCGCTTCTTCTTTGGTATCAAACATTGATCCGATCTCAGACAACCTTTTGGATTCATCAATATCCTGCTGAATAGACTCAGTTTCAAGGCCTGTCTGTTTTATGTTAGCGTCTAGTTGTTTAATTTTGCCTTGTAAAAGTTTGAAATTCAATTGTGCAGTTTTTTCGTCTAGCTCTTCACTTGGATTATAGACTAAATCTTCAAGTGGGATTTGCCTATTCTTGATCAAGTTTTGATTAGCCAAAAGTGATTTACTATACGGGGGTAAATCTTCATAAGACATACCATCCAAAATATCTTGCCCTATTTGGTCGATTTGAACATCTAAATTTTTGTATGCTTTTTCTTTTGCCTTGGCCGCTGCACTTTTAATTTTTTGGTTTTCTTCTGCGATTTTAAGATTTTGCTCCTGACCTTTTGCATTTAAAATCTCGCTTTGCAAACGACTCGTAATTGATAAGCCTTGTAAAGTTTTATCCGCAAGTTTTGCACGCACACCAAGGCGTATATCCTCGTTATTAAGTTGCTCTATTTGCATCAAGTACTGAGGTTCGTTTTCTGGATCAAGTTTTTTCATACGCTCAAGGATACCTATGCTAGATTTTATCGTAGCTTTATTCTCCTTCTGCTTCTCCTTATTCAACCCATACTGCTGAATCATTCCGCCAATTTGCGCGCCCATACCCGCAAGCGCCTGGCCACGCTGTTGCCCCGCGCGTGCGATGATATCTGCGGCTTGTGCGGTTGAGCCGAGAGCTGATCCGTAATTTCCTGAAAAGAATGGTCTGCGTGCCATGATTATTACTCCTTTATTTTTGAATCCATCCACTTACGAATGAATGATTTTATGCGTGGTTTATCGCTAATCCAGGATGCGAATCTTTCGCCATACTGCCCATATAATTTAAAGAACCAGTCTGGAGACTCTGAGAACATCCACATTCTGAATCTTAACCATGATGGATTGGTAGGTCCGTAGACTTCGCGGGCTACCCAACAGAAAGCACCAATAGCCGCACCTCCGATAGTTCCTAATCCTTGAAGTAATCCACTAGTGGCGGATCCTTGTGCGGCTTGATTAGCGGCATACATATTTGCATTATTAGCCGCCATCTGTGAGATATATCCAAGCCCTGCTTCGGGGTTTAAATATTGTGGTCCGCTTTGTAATCCATAACTTGCTGATCCAAGCACTCCTTGCCCGCCACTCAAGCTTCCTCCCCCTCCTCTGCCAAGAATAGCGGCAAATGGATCGAGGGTGTATTGATCTTCAATGGCGGCAAGGTTTCCAACTGCACCAATGTAGTTAGCTAACCCTTGTTGACGAAGTTGTTCGTTCAAGCGCTCCGCATCCATCTTGGCACCGATATTAAATTGATCACTAGTCATTGCCCTGGTTGCGTCACCAGTTTGTAAGCCTGCTTCCTGACCAAGTGCGGATTGTGCGAATGCACGGTTTTGCATTTGTCGGTTTCTATCCTCTAGGGTTTGTGCTTGTGCCTCTGCAATCCCTGCGGATTGATCAAAGGTTCTGCCCATCATGGTTGACTGCCCTTTGAAAGCTTCGGATATTCTTGCTTTTTCTCGGTCCGTTAATCCGTCACTTAATGCACCTCTTGCGTCTGCAAGTAGTGCGGAACGAAGGGTATCTTCTCCACCTGCACCCTGCCCGATTGCGGCATCTCCGCTCATTGCGTAATCAGCAGAATCAAGTTCGCTAGGTAGTGAAATTGTACCACCTGCGGAAGTGAGTTTATCTTTTTGTTCTTCGATTAATTCTTTTGCACCTTGAATACCCGTAGCGGCGGCAGGACGATAATCCTCCATAATATTCTGAAACCTTCCGCTTAGTCGCTCGACATCTGAAATGTCTCGCTCCCGTTGACGCGATAAGTTACCCGCTTGTATATCTTCGGCAAGGGCGGAAGCACCTTGAAACTCTCCGGTTTCGCTAAATCCTGCTTGTCTGCCCGTGCCTACCGCTTCGGTAATACTCTCCCCTACTTCGCTTGCGAGTCCTGCGGTTACATCTGCTTCGGTTGCTTGCCTGGTTTGATAGTCTACAATCTCACGCCTGTCACCAAGTAGGTCAACCATACCATCACCTTCACGCACGGTGATGGTTTGCTCGGCTACATTTTGCCCACCTTCTAGTAAGCGGTTTCCTTTATCATCATATCCAGGTTGTCCCGCTTTGGATGCGTCGGTTGGAATGTTTGGATTGGTGAATGTAAATTCTTGAGTGACTGCATCTTCGCCACCTGTGTCGATGGTAGACTGAAGTTTCTTTAGACGAGTAATTGATTGTTTCAAATAATCTTCACTAGATATGACACCACCTTCAAGTACACCTACGAGTCGCCCTTTGCTTCCGCCTTCTGGTATTCTGTATTCTTGTTTTGAACCAAATTGGCTCCCATAAAGCCTACCACCAATTTTTTCAGTAATGCCACCAGTTTCTGTATCAATGATTGCATACTCTGCTTCTCTGGTTAATGACATATTATGTGAACTTTCCGTTGCAGCATCTCGCATAGCACCTTGCAACTGCACAATCTGATACCTTCCACCACCTGCGGTCTGGGCATTACCATCCGCATCGGTGACTACTTCCGCACCTGCGATTCCAAACTTTCCAGTATCAGGATCTTGCTGAACCTGCATCTGCTTCTCAGTACCAAGCAAAGTCTGACGGAGAACATCGGTATCAACCTGTGCGGTTTGCTGACGAAGTGGAGCTTCAACTTCACGCATGATTGTGGCTAAGTCACCACCTTCAAAACCTGCTTCTGAATATATGTCCGCAAAGTCACCAGTACCAAGAAGCATCTGCATCTGTCTTTCCATCGCGTCGGCCATACCTTCGCCATAAGTTGGTTGCTGTGGATAATTAATGTCTGGACTACTCATCTTTTATTTTCTCCTCTTAATTTTATCAAAGTCATACCAACGAATAGGTTGGTCTTTTGTGGCCCTGCTCCATCCAACTAAGGGTAGTCGGTGCGGTATTCTGCTTATAAATTCCTTTATGCCTAATTTTACTTTGGTTACTGCCATGTGTACATACCACGCATCTGGATTCTTTACATTCCATTGATCTTGTGGCTTGGTATCGCTTTTTGAATTTACCGCTTTTCCAAGTAAAAAAGTTTCGGGAGTTATAAATACATATCCATTGATTGAATACGCGGTGATGTCACGGTACATATCAAGCCCGATCTCATCATATAACTTCTTAGTCTTTAATAAGATGTTCATTCTCCCAACAAGTAGTCATCAGCATCAGTTGCACTAACTGCGCTCCCTAAATTTATGCGTAACCAATTTGATCCGTTATCCACCGCTAGGCATGGACTGCCCCCATCCCCGTCACTTACATAGATTACACGCCCTGCGGTTCCATTGCTTGGGGCATTGGATACGGTAAAGTTCTCAAGCCTCACACTTGTTGCAGAGATTGAATCTATGGTAACGGTTGGAGTGCCTAATAGATTAAGTCCGGCAGGTTCCAGTTCAATACCTGTGCTATAGGTAAAACCTGGAGTGACTGATGCGGTGATTGCCATTATTGTACATCCCTCCTGGCATTGGCACCATTCGCTATGGCATCAAGTGATACATGGCGGAATTTTGGTCTGCCACCTGTGACATCAATCTCGACATTTGCGGCGTATCCGCGACTTCTGCCAGAACCAAAGCGAATCAATTTCTCTTCCTGCGATCCCGAATAGCTCTCGGTGTGAACCGTGGTTGTCCTGTCTGGATCGGTGGTGTTTACTTTCACGGTGAACGCATCCCCGTTGTTCACTTCGCATCCGAGTTGTCCCCGCTTCCAACTCTTCACTTCCATGTTGCCTAGGGTGAAAGAGCGGGTCTTTAACTTTGCGGTGATCGCGGTGGATGTGGTGCTTGCGTTCCCGATTGTTCCCGTGATGTCGGTGGCGGCTTCGTCTACTAAATGCCATCCCTTATCATTGACTGCGAAGAGTCTACGCTTGGTTGGATTACTGCCATGAAGTACGGTGACGAAGTCATCAATTACGAAACCGGATGGGAATGAGTCGATAGAGGTCCATGCTGTATTTAATATGTCGTAAACAAAGATTTTGGTATT